TTGCCTTCAACAGTTTCAGTGTGGGAAAGAAAGAGGAAAAGGCACGAGAGATACTTCCAGTTGAAGAACTCACAGCGGCTAAACTGGTAATCAAACTACCAAGTGCCATCAGAAATCATCCTCCATTTGTAAGAAATCATAATCCATAGATACGGCTTCTTGCCCAGTATTGGCTTCCATCCTCTGCCTAGCATTCTCTCTAGCCTCTTCCTCTTGGATGGCAAGGGCCCATGAAAGAGATTGTGTGAAAATACTGTCATCCATACTGTATACTTCCTTGAGTGATATCTTGTAATGTTTTGCTATGATGTAGGCGAACAACTCTACCTGAAGTCTCAGGTCTTCAGCGGTCTCAATTGTCTTTTTCTTGAGGAACTGCTGAATCTTCAGTTGTTCGCCTTGGTAAAACCCCCTTGCATCGCCTCCGCCAGTTCATCTGGCTTAGGGAGCAAGGCTGCTATTCGCTCTCCAACATAGGCGTTAATCTGCCCCAATTCATCCGGGGTCAGTTCTGGATTGGTACGCACTATCCAATTAGTAAAGGCGTAGCGCCAATATCCTTCAAGGTCTAAAGAGACCTCATCCCCTTCTAACACAAACATGCTTTGTGCGGCTTTCTGGATATCAAAAAAGGTGATATCCCTCACCCACACTTCCAACACGCTGTCAGGGTTATCCCTGTCAACCTGTACCTCATGTCTCTGTTCACTCTTCTTCGCTAGTATATTCTCCTTGTTCGCTATCTGCATTTTCATCACCTGTGGTTACAGCCTCTTCCGAGGGGGCATCCTGCGTTTCTTCAGCAGCCTCTTCCGAGGGGGCTTCAGACTCGCCATTTGCGGTGTCATCCATGATACCGTCATCATTCCTTCGTAGGCGTAAGACAACTTCGGCTTTAGTACCACGAATGGTAATACCGCGTTCTCTACATTCCTCCTGTAGTTCTCTGACAGTCCATGAATTGTAATCAATACTGCTAAATGGGTTATCCATTGCAGGGATAATCAATGAGGCAACAGTTTCAGTCTCTACCTGTTCCTCTTCTACTATTTCTGGTTCCGGTTGTTGGATTTCTTCTATCTCCATTTCTTCCTCAACTGGTGGAAGAACCTCTTCCGGTTCTGATTCTATCAACGGTGTTTCTATTGGCGATACTAATACAAGGCCCCCATCGTCATCAGGATTAGTCAAACTGATTCCGGGCACATCAATTGCTGCTTGAACCCATTCCGGCTCTTCCTCTTCCTCTTGAGGTATACCCGTCATAAGAATAGCATCTATCGGTGGCCTAGTCCCATATTTGAGCATCTTAGCACTAAAGGGAATACCTGTGATATCCAATACCCACTCAAGATAAGCATCTCGCCCATTGCGATTGAAATACTTGGCTCTTGTCAATTCTGGTGGTAGCATACGACTCCCTCATGAATGTAATAGTGTGTCTACCGCAACCACTCTAACGGACTTAGGTAGAATCTTCAATGTGCTCCTGATTGGTCCCTTATCTTCGGGTATGGGTAAGGGGGCCTCCACGATGAAGTAATCATCCATGACTATATCCATAGTCTCTCTTGTAGCACCCGCACCCTGTTTGGTGAAGGAAAGGCGAATCATATCAGCATCTGTTGTATCACTCGTATCATCATCGAAATGGTCTACTGCTCTACGCATCTTGTGATAGAACAGGGGGTCATCAACGATGATTTCCATCTCAAGGTCGTACTCTGTCTTGCCCTCTACAGCAATAGCGGGATTCCTAGTCCCAGCAAACGGAACTTGGTCAGTAGCGGAATCCGGTACATTAGCACCTGTTATCGTATAGTACTGCTCTACACCAGTAGAACCGTTCAAAGTGAAACTTACAACCTGCCCAAGAGTAACCCCCCCTACTTGCATTGTCCCATTGTAGAACATGAAAGGTTTCTGAGTCCTCTTGGCTATACCAGATTCTTTACGCTTTACTTCTGTATTAGCGGTATCCTCAAACAGTCGGTGAGCATCATAACGGTCACCCTTACTAGCACTTTCTAACCTACCTGTATCGGTATAACAAAGAGCAGCATCGAAGTTCACAGTCATACGAACTGCAGCATCGGTATCGGCAGTAAGAGACCAGTCCTTCACTTTGCAACCTCTGAATACACGAGTGAGTTGCTTTGAATCAGAAGCACCACCATCAGTAATTTCACCACCTACGGCTTTGTACAATACAGCATTATCGGCCAAAGCAACTTCTGTACCTGCACTAATAGTTACACTTGTAGAAGCAACTACAGTAACCATACCGACAAAAACACCAGTAGAAGTGTACATATTGTCATTTACTGAGAAACTAGTACTTGCAGCCAGACCATCAGTAGTCATAGCACTTGTCGTACCAGCAGCATACCCACCACCATTGTCAATCACAGTAGTTGTCACTTCTGTAGTAATATCTCCACCATCACTATCATTTCTCCTAATACTCACTTCCATAGCGAAAGAAGGGACCGTTGTACGAGAGAAGAGAAGACGCTTTGTTGGGTTTGAAATAAGCCCATAATCTGCAGATGCAGTAGACATATGTGGACTCCCATCAGTACCCGCAGTAGCGAATCTAGCAAACTCAACTACAGTATCATTAGCATGTGAGAAATTGAAAGGGTCATCTACCCAAATAGTACCAGCACCAGCACTCTCTGTTATGGCGACTATGCGACGAGTCTCTTGCTTTATTGCCTTACTTATGATACTTTGAGAGCCTTGGGTGGGCCATGTACCATCACTAGTGGTCTCTCTATGCACATTGATATCTGTGGTAGCGGTATACGCATCACCACCCATAACAATGTAATCACCCACCCCTATATCTATACTGTTAATAGCGGGAGCATCAGCACCATCTGAATTGTATGCGAATGAACTGTCACCAGCGCCTATAGGCCCATTGACATAAAAGGTATAAGAATTAGCCCCATCATCAGGAGCATTCACCTTAGTAACTTCATGACCAAGAGCGTAATAGAACCAACGAGCATTATGCAGATTCGTCTCAAAAGAGCCACCTTGATTGAGGAACCTACCGGGAACCTGTACCGCAACATCACGACCAAGACCCACAATATGGTAGCGCTTGAGGTCCACCGTCGTCTCAGGAAGGGCAATAGTACCTACCAGTCCAACGAATTGGTCCGTGAGAACTCTCTCACCAGAAGCATTGGCCCCTACTGCATACACCATACTTGTGTCTATCGAAGGGGTCTTGAAAGGAAGGATATGCAATGTCCCATTAGCAGAATTAACCGCGTTACTATGGTCCGTTTTCAAAGCGGGACTGATGGTTAGTTCAGTTGCCCCACTAACAACCACATGCTTCACAATAGTATACGAAGGTCCACCATTAGAATGATTATCAGCCGTATCAAAGTTACTTGTGATTCCAGAGAACACCAATCTAGAACCTACCAACATACCAGTAGGATAGGCTAATATCCCATTATTCACCGGAGTACTAGCGGCTCCACCGCTAAAGGTGATTATACTGGTGTCAATGTTAGGCCAACTAGCGTCTTGCTTTGCTATGAATAGGAATGTGCCCGCATAATTGTGTGTCAAATCCATACCGCTTTCGTGACCGAAAGTAACTTCTGTTAAATCACCCTTGTAGACTGTTGATGGTGGCATCTTTTTTCACCTCATGGTATTAGTTCTGCGAAAATAATCACTTCGACTTGGAAGGTAATCCTGAACAAATGCTTACTCCTATCAGATAGGTCTGTACGGGTTTTGTATACTAACCTGTCGAAATTAACCCCATCCCCCTTACGCTTCAAATGAATGCTACGGCGTATCTCATTTTCCATCTTCTGCATGTGTACCCTAGAGCGAGTAGTCCTGCAGTCTAGCGTTATATTGATGCGAGTTGTAACGAAGTCATACAGTATGTCTGGGGTCTCTTCGTTGTGTGCGGTCTCAAAAACCAGAACATAGTCATGGTTACTCAAGTCCAAACGCTTTCCTCTCTCTGCTCCTGTATCAGCAATGTCTATGATTATCGGCTTGAAATTGTTGGTATTACCCCTGTTCCAATTAGTAGAAAGGGTGTCAATAAGTACATCAATGCCTTCTAGGAAAGTTGCAACCATACTCAATCCTCCTTGTATTTCTCTCTATTAGTGATTAACGCACCATCTTTGTAGATTAGATTCTGTTCTTCAAGAAGAGGATGAGGACCAACAGCGCCGCTTAGTATCAAGTGCTTCACCTTGTTAATAAAAGCCTGTTTCTGATTTGCCGTTAATGGCTCTTTGCTTCCTTTGTGAAGCAACTTCCCATCCTCTTTAATGTACTCAGAAGCCTCCATCTCATGTTTATGAATTCTTTCTACATGTTCCTTGGGATTATTCACAAAGAACTCCTTCATCTCGTTTTGAAGTCTCACATCTTCCCTTTGGGTAGTTACGAGCACATCATGAAAGTCATCAAACGGGTCACCCAAAGACCACTACCTCCATATATCTAGGCATTGTTCTATCCACATCTGCACGATACAACTGTATCTTACTAGCCAAATCCACATTCTGCGTACCCTCTGGAATAAGCACGCTTCGGTCATCACTCATCAATAAGTCAATCGCCACCATCTTGGTGCACATATCCTCGATTGCCTTCTCGACATATCTCTCTCCGTGAATATACGCTACTTTGATAGCGTTCCACTCAAAGAAAGGATACGAGTTATTGAAGTAGATAATACCCATTTCCGGGTCTATCCACCAATCTCTGAGCCTTCCCTTATCACCACTACCACTACCTCCTTGTAGGTCAATTGATAACTTGTGCTGTTTCATAAGTGTCCCAGTAGTATTGAGAGTGGTAAGAGGTGTTCCATTCATATTAACACAACCAGTGAAAGTACCCCAAGCAGTAACTGCTCCAGTATCAGGGTCAAGTGTAGTAGCAGTTTTACCTGTATAGGACACCACTTCATCTCCTACCTGTATCAAACCCTTCTCCACAAAACCCGCATTATCTGAAGTAGTTATAGTAGCCACCCCATCTTCATAGATATAACCAAGAGTAATTGTAGTCGAATTTACTGATGCACTATACGCATCAACATCTCCCGTTTGTTCTATATTCAATGCTGTAGTATCAGTTACCGCAATAGTGCAAGTCTCTCCAGCAGAAGTGGAACGCATGCTAGTTATCTTGACCACACCAGACCCATAATCAGAATTACATGTAGCAAGAAACTCGTTATGAAGAGCCACATTACTAGTACTCCCCTCTAATGTAAAAGCAGGGGCAAAATCTACTGCGGTCTTACCGACTCTATCTTCCTTATTAATGAGGTCAATAATGTTCTGAGCAGTAGTGATTTTATCAAAATCTGACCGCCAATTGGTAGTCCCAGTTCCTACAGTAAGTGTAGCAGTACTCCCATTACCAGCAGCCAAGTAGATAGAATCACCAGATAACGCGGCATAATCAATAACTTTCACTCTAGCCTCCGCTGCCCCTATTTCTCGATAATCATCACCTTGCCACAGTTCAAGCCTCAAAATTTGTTGCACATTACGGAACAAGAGTGGGGTTGTACCTACATAATCAGTGTAATATCGCCTTCTATATGGCTTGTATGTGTCGAAATTGATATATTCTGTTGTGACAAGATAAGGTCTCCAAGAATTATGTGTCTGATTATCTATCCTATCTTGCATCCTTTTGATGATTGCTTCCACCTTAGTTTTGGTTAATCCTCTGGTTTTACCAAAACCATCAGTAAAGGAAGACTGATTCTGCACATAAGCATTATCAATCACTTGAAAATTGGCATGTGTGATAGTATCAGCGAAAATTAATTTCACACCTAGAGTATCCGTAGCAACCGAAGTTATGGTACGAGTGACCCCTAATGGGTCTCCATCAGAATAAATCAGAATCGTATCTCCGACAGCGAATCCGATATTCCGAAAATCGGCTCCAGTTACAAACACCCCGTTAGCAGTACTATCCCCACTTATCAAAACGGCCTCCTGCGGGCCGATATCGAGAAGGTCAGCGACCTTCTGTGTAGTGGTATACACAACAGCATCAGGGTCTAACGGACGAGTTTCTGCTTCTCCGGGGCTGAAAACCTGTGGCATGCTTAGACTCCCCTCATTTTGAGAAGAGCGTCAAACGCTAAATTCATTGGTTCTCCCATTGCCAAATTGCCCGCATCATCAAAGAGATGAGGATACTTCGCCATAATAGTCGCTAATTCATTCTTACCTTCGACTTCAGGTTCAGGTTCAGGTTCAGGACTTCCCTCAGACTCAGGTGCGGGCCAATCCACCGTCATGAGATTCTGCGATGCGGGGTCTTCTAAAGCAGAACTAAACAACCCATCTCGCATTTCTTCCCATTCTGGTCCAGATGCGGGTAAACCAGCCTCTCTTGATTGTTGAGCAGCAAGCCGATTAGCCCACTTCCACACTCTCATTTCTTCCTCATCACCAAAATGAGATGTTAGAACCTTACGCCGCCTGTTAGGGTCAGCCGCTTTGAGGACTAGTATCTTCATAGCCTCGCCTCTTCATTACGAGTTCCAAGGTTATACTCCATAGGTTTTCCGCAAGCACCACAGTCCTTTCTCCATAAGAAATGAAGAAGACCACAATGCGTACAACGAGTACCAGCACCAATATCGAGAATATCTGCGACCTCTTCAGTACGAGCCCTTTGCTCAGAAATCACACCAGCAAGAGGTCTCTCTGTATTGAAGACGGCCCCTTCCCCTACGGAAGAAGAGAATTTCACATTTTGCTTTTCTGCGCGTAGAATAGCATCTGCATCAAGCGTTTCTAATTGAAAACCCATTCATATCACCACGCTCACCAGAACAGAACAGTATAAACTACCTCTCCACGAACTAATTCCTTCTCAAAGTGTTTCAAGTTACTACTAGTAATAGTAGTTGAATTAGCCGCTAACGCTGCTGCAAAAGATGCAGCAAGAGTGCCTTCGGCCACTTCATGAGGGCCAAATCTGAATACTTGTACGCTAACTGCTGCCATCTAAGGTCACCGCCATCAAGAACGGTTACCTATCGCCATGAACTGGTAGTTTGCACCACTGACTACTGCGCCTAAGTATACTATAGTCCCATCAATGCCGTCACTTGTTGCTACTCGTACAGTGCTTCCAGTCGCATTAATTGTAAATGAGTCTACACTTGCTAGAAGGCCAGCGAACTCGATATGTCCAGTAGTCGCATCTGCGGCGGTCAGTGTTCCAGTTACCACAGCCTTGTTTCCAAATACTGTCGGTCTCGCGTCAATTGCTAATGTTGCTAGTAATGCCATATTTTCTTCACTCCGTTACTTCTGCTGTCTCTTCCGCTTCAACTTCTGCTTTCGCTTCGACGGTCTCTACCTCTAACGCCTCTAATTCTTGGGGCGCTTCTGGACTTAAAATCGTATCTACTAATCCTAGAAGAGCAGACTTGGTGTAATAAGCACCAGTTAATTTCACATCATAAGCGCTTAACCACGCTATGATTTCCTTTCTACGCCAAGAAGCATCGGGAATCCCATCATTACCTACATCTACATGTGGGGGTTCATCGCCCTCCAGTATGAAATAAGGTTCAACTAATCGTCTGCGATGTTTATCTAGCCAAGCCTGACTGACTTCCCTGACCTCACCTCTGGTGAAATCGGGATGATAGACATCTGGTGAGCCCCTATAGAACTCAGGCCCCTTGTAAGTCACTAAAGGCAATTACTCACCTCAAGAGACTATTGCCATAAATCCGGTGCTTCCAGTTAGGCTACCTTCGCAAGCGAAGGTGATTATACCCGTTCCGAGTCCGGCGTCCACCGAGCAAGATGTTGCTGCGACTCCTGAGCCGCCAACTACTATTGCGTGAACTGTGTCGCCATCTCCACCAACTGTGAAGGCGTTGTTGTTCTCCACCAAAGTGCAAGTACCAACAACTATTTTCAATCCTCGTCCTGCTGTATTGATAGTATCGTCGTTGGTTGCTTGGAACCCAGTTATAGCGCCGGGATAAGCATCTGCTACCCCTGCTGCTCCATCTAACCAACGAGTGCCGCTTTCTAGCGCCCCTGCATATAGGTCTAATTCAAAATTAACGGTCATTACTCCGCCGCTTCCTGTGCTTCTTGTAAATGTTACTGCCATTTTTTTCACCTCTTTTTATTCTTATTTCCTATGTACCTCAACTCAGGTCACGGATACTCCCCTGAGCCCCGAAGAAAGTGGTCCATACCTCACCCATGGTTCGGTAGAGCCCCTCTTGGCCCAGTCTGTTAATGGCGAACGGGTCGCCAGTCTCGATTCCCGACTCAAAGTACTGTGTCGGTATTGCTGTGCTGAAGTGTATGTAGTCGGTGTCTAGGTAGTATAGTCTACCGATTCCGTCTGCTGGCATGTCCTTGGTCGGAATGATTGGGACACCGTTGTAAGTTGCCACGATGAACCCTGCCTCCATACCCGGCACACCCTTCACACCGTTGTAGGTGGGAGTGACCCTCTTCTCTTCCATGAACCTCTGCTGACTCTGCAGTAGTTGCTGTAGCCTCATCAGAGTATCATACTTTGTTAGAATGACCTTCGGGTTACCACCTCGTACCCAAATCTTCTGGAACAAGTCATCAAGTTGGTCTAGAGACAATGTGCGATTTGCCGCAGCAGCGTTATCCTCGCCATAGGACCAAGTGTTAGCGCTTCGGTCAATCGAGTAAATGTCCTCTTCACCCGCAGCAGCGTGGTCAGAACCGCCGCCGCCGTATGTCATGCTCGTGTTACCTGCAGTAATCCTGTCTAGGGACTCAAAGTTGTTAGCGGCCACAGTTCCTACATCGGTTAGTAGCATCTTATTGACCATCTCAGCGTGGTGCTTACCCATTTCCTCTTTGAGAACCTGTCGAATGTCTCCAAGTCCATCGTCCTTGTCAGCGAGGAAGATTGCTGTCTCCGACATGTCGAAGGTGTGAGCAATCGTCTTGGGCTTTGCAGCCACATGCTGGAAGACCGGCTTGACCGTCTCAGGTAGGGTCGCGTTCTCAGCAACTCCACCATGTAGAGAGCCCGAATTGGGCTTGGCTGTGACAACTCGCCATCCACTCCTATCCCAAGGCTTCTTGGGCAGTATGCTGAAAGCGTTGAACTCCTGATTCAGTTGCGACCAGACCTTGCGGCCATAAATCGCCTGATAAGTTCCTGCAGTAGTTGAGAGCATTGGGGCGTCGGCCTTCAGTAGTTCACTACCGGAGTACGAGTAACCCATTGCATTTCCAGCGCCATAGTAATAGCGCTCCATGTCTGTAATCGTGCGTATGTAATTTCTTGCCATATCATTTCACCTCATTATTCCTCTTTTTTATTCAATCTACTCTACCCTAAATGCCTTGTCAGCAAGTCGGTGTACCTCATCCCAAGTCATAGCAGCCAAATCCATTGTTGAGGGTATCTCTACAGTAGCCTCAGACTTCTGTAGTGCCTCTCCAACTTCTGGCTCGGTAGGATTAGCAAGTGTGTCTATGCGCTCCCCAAGAGCAGCGATAGACTTGTTTATGTCGTCAAGAGGGCTGCGTGCGTCGAAAGAAGCAGCCTCTGCCTTGGAAATCTCTTCGGTCCTCTCACTACCATAGCGGTTTGTGAACTCGTTCTCTAGCGCAGTCCTAAACTCCTGCTCTAGCGCAGCAGCCTTGTAGACCTCGTAAGCAGCCTCAATATCTGAGTGGGTTACCTCTGAAGGGTGAAGGAACTCACCTTTCTTGGTAGAACTACCCTTTCCAGTCGTGCGAGCAACTGCGTTAGTGGAAGGCTTACCGCCCTCCTGCGCCCTGCCCTTGACCTGACCGCCCTTAGCGGCCTCAGTGTCAGCCAACTCTTCAGGAGTAGAACCAAGATTTGCCTTTTCCACATCATCGAAATGTGTTCTTGCGGCCATTGTATCTACACCTGCGCCTTTTAGTGTGTCTTCCATCCAATTTAGATATTCAGAGGTAATTACATCGGAGTATTCCTCTCCCTTCTCTACTGACTCTTCTACAATATCTTCTTTCTTTTTGGAGTCCTTCTTATCATCGTCGTCTTTATCTTCCAAGAAAGCGGGTTTATCCCCCTTCTCAAAGTCATCAAGCCTAGACTCCAAGCGAGTAAGAACATCGCCCATTTGTGTCATAATATCATTATCTTCGTCTGCCATTTTATTCACCTTATTTTTTCCATTATCCTCTTTTAGAATTTTGAATGTCGCTTCCGGGTTTATTCCTTTTTCACAGATTGTTACTTCGTGCAGTTCCAGTTTGCTGATTTCTTGATAGTCGCCGTGTTCTTTGTCGCTCTTTCTAACACGCTTGAATGCTTGCCCACCAATACTAAATCCTCTTAACGAGCCTTTTCGTATTTCGGCAGCGACTTCTTTGGCTTTTTCGATGTCTTCTCTCAGTTCTACAACTACAAACATTCCGACATCATCAACTTCGCTTTTCCAGAACCTCCCTTCACTATCTGTATAACTTGGTATGACTTCACCGATTTGTATGTTTGAATGTGCTAGTTGTACATTACGGTACTTGTCACTCTCCATGTATTTCTTGAATGCGTCTTTGAGTGCTTCTTTGGTTATCTTGTCACCTTGCTTGTCTACTACTTCTACACTTGCGTACCCTGCTACTACTAAATCTCCACCTTTCAATAACAGTACTGATTGTTCACCGGGCTTAGAGCGTACAGAAGACAACACACTAATCACCCGTTAAATGTTCATACTACATATATTAAGCGGCATTAGTCAGATAACACCGCACCCTCAGAATCTAACTCCAAATCGAGGGACTGCCCCTCATCTGTGACTAATTTCTTACTCTTTTTACCCTTAACCTCGCTCTTTTGCGGAGTTTTATTTTTATATGGCCGTTCTGAATCTTCAGTAGGTCTCACACGCATATCATAATCAGGCATTGATTCTTCACCTACCAACTTAGTTGGTCCCCTTGGGCTTTCAGTTAGAGAACCCACATCAATGCCTAGCCCTTTAGGTCCAGTAGTGTTGTAGTATTGCTCTTTTTCTAAAATATCCAACGCCTCTTCTATTAGTTTCAGACCCTTTATCGCTTCAGGTTTCAACAGGAGATTCTTGTCTTTGCCCGGTTTTAGTAACCCAGCAGATTCCTCTTCCATAGTTTCTTCAGTATTATCTGGTATCTTGTCTTCTTCCACAACTCTTTCTATCTTACCTTTCAAAAGCATAGATGCCACTTGAGCCCAGAATGGCTTCAAACTTTCACTAAGACGAATGGAATAATCGTTAATGGAAATATTAGAGAGTACCGTTTCTGGAGAACTAGCCCAATATCCATCTTGTGTTTTCTTCAAACTATAGATTACATTATCATGAAACATCTTCACAAGTATGTTATTATCAATGATTTTCACATCGTGAGGGAAATGAAGTGGTTCTAAGGATTTGGTCAAAAGACCCAAAGTTTCCATATTCACTACCCCTTCTCCTTCTCCTTCCCCTTTCACATCTGTCGGTGTGACGGTATAGATGTCTCTACCTCCTTTGTTGAATTGCTTCACACCACTCACATTTACTCTGATTATTTCACCCTCATCAAAAGGCTTGGGACTTTCCACAGTCCCCGCATCAAGATAAACAGACCCCTTGTAATTAACAGCCCTGTTACCTAGTCCCTCGTCATCGAGAAGAGGACCAGCACCCAACCGATATGTGTAAGGCCCACTACCTCTTCTGTCTAGCACCAAGAAATTCAAATCTTTTCCGGGTCTCAAGAGAACCCATTTAGGATGACGAACCTCTCCACGCATGTAAGTACTATTGGAATCCTTCAGTAAAAGGGTATCAAAATCCTTGAGTAAATCCTTAACAACGCCCTCTAAACCGTCTTCGTCTGTTACACGAGTATCAAAAGCACCGGGTATCATAACAGTATCATGACTATCAAATTGGCCTCTTAGAACTTTCAATCTTTCATTCGCAGATAAATCCATTATGTCTGTGCCGTCATATTGCATGATATCAATGACATGTAGTTCATCATCACCTAATACCCCATCAATAGTGTAGGTCTTATCGTTCATTTTCTTCAAACCTTCACGAGCCCAATCAGGTAACCCCATTCTCCCCCCTTTCTCATTGTAAGCAGTAATTCTATTCTTCTTTCTCGTTATCACTATTCTTTGTCCATCATACCACTTAGATACTACCCAACTACCAGTAAAACCTCTTAATTGCTCCAAATCCTTTAATTCAAAAATTCTATGCATCGGTCTGATTGGAGGAACCCATTCAGGGCTCTTGTCTCCTTTCAGTAAAAGCACATCAGGGTTCAATAAGAATAAAGCGTAATCTGAAGGCTCACTCAAACTCAATGCTTCAAAGAATGGTGGAGTGGTGTTAGGAGTTACACCTTCTATATCAGGAGTATTTGAAGGAGTGATGATTTGCTCTCTGGGCTCTTGATTATTCCAAGCATCTTGAACCATCTTTTCACCGAATACCCTATGTAAATTCTCAAAAGGCGTAGGTAAAAGACTTACTGGTTTGGTTATATTCTCACCCATGAAGGGTTTTCCTTCGCTGAAATCGAATCCAAAAGTAGGTTTACCAACCCTACCATCTTCTAAACCACCACTCACAGCAAGGTCACAAACAGTATGACCATGAGGTGAAGTGTCGTCTATTTTCCTTCCGTCACTCCATTGAAGTTGCTCTTTTGTTATCGGTTTTTTGATTTCTTGAAATTGTAACTCCATAGAAGGGTCATGAAGGGCGATATCCCTCAAACGATGTACTGCCTCGTTAGCCGTTCTCCCTTGATGTACAAATCTCTTACCGGGTATTTTTCCAACTGGAGCAGCAGTAAAACCAGATACCTTGTCCTTGTCTCCCGTTTTGATTATAGGTGCTGATATGAAATCCAAACCATACATGTCTCTGTATTCTTCTTCTGGTCCTCTGAACATGTTTGCTAATTCACTAGTATGACGCCAAGCCCCCGCTTGTCTCGCTTTCTTGTTCATACCTTTGAATTGAGCCCCGACAAACATATCTATGTCCCTCACACCATGATAATTCTCAAAGGGTGTATTTGAACCATCAATCGTAGGATTAGTGGATAGAAACTGACCATTGCTCATTATCATACGAGGTCCATGCACATCAACATAATTCTTGATTTGGTCTGTTAATTGGCTATGACCGTCTGTGATAATCTTAGCGTTCTCATACGACCTAGCACCAACTTTTGATATGGCCTTTTGATGGGCGCTTTCATAATCAGGGTCCGTTTCAGGCAATAACCCTGCTTCTCGTGCCCTCTTCTTCTCTTCATTGTACTTCTTCATGGTCTCTTTGGCATTCAAATAATGCTTATCATTACTTATACCCAACATCTCAAGTATGTCGTCATTACTTGTTTCATCTGTTACTAGACTACCATGTTCTCGCATATGCTTTGCAAGGTCTAGATGTGCACTTTCTCCTTCTTCCCCCCGTCTTTGTAAGAGAGGTTGCTCAACTTTGTCTATGTCTTCCCCATATGTAGTCAAACCGTGCGCAGAATATTCTAAATGCATGAGTGCTCTATTGGCTTCTCTGAATAGCATATCAGCATTATCAATGAATTGGTTACCGTTAGAAGGGTCAAAGTGCTTCTTAATCTGCTCTTCTGACATTCCACTTAGCATCATTGTGGCCATTTGAGTTATGGCTTCATAATCAGCATGCATTTTTCTTTCAAAGTGATGCGCGACATCAGACCTAGGTTTATCCCCTTCCCCAGTTTCTTGCTCATGAGCCCTCTCCACCTCTTGTTCAAGTTCATCTATGATATCATCTAAGTGCGTTGTGTCTTCTCCATTCTTTTGCATTTCATCTCGATAATCCAACATAGAGTGCCATTCTTCCTCACTAACACTAACTCTGTTCTCATCAAGGGGCTTTTGCTTAGGCTTATGACCAGTCAATCGCAAGAAGTTGTCTATATTCTCAAAATCTCTCTGTTCAGTCCCATGAGGGACAGGATAACGCCCAGTTCCTATTTCTCCCTTCGGGTCGAGAGAAGAGAGCATCTTATGGGCCCTATCATCGAAATCTCTTCCATAACCAAGAACAGCCCCCCTCCTTCGATGAGCCTTAGCGTTATTTCTCCTGTGGTTGTTCCTATGCAACTTACCCGTTCTTTCTGTGAAATCACCTTCTAAGGCATCAGAGTAATCTAGAAACCCCTCCGCGTCAGTGACGCCCCCACCCAAAGCCCCATGAGTTGCATCCCATTCCTTTTCCTCTTGTTCCTCTTTAGAAGTGTCAGCATCAACAGATGCTTCTGAGGCTTCCCCACCTAAATGTGCCACTCCAGCACGAATCTCTTCACCTTCTTTTTTCCCACGATATCTTGTTCTTTGTTCCATCCCATAAGGCCCATAGGCATCCATATGATTAGAGTGAAACAGAGGCATATGAGTAGGTTTTACTTTTGAACCATACAACTTACCAACAGCATTTTGAGATAATTTCCTAATCCTGTTCATTGGTCCAGCCATTAGATGACTCATTCTTGCATAGATATTGGTCTTAGGGGTGACAGACCTCCTTTCCTCACCGGGCCTAGGAGATGAATGCCCAAATTCAGAAATCAAATTATGCCTAGTAGTCTCAAGATTACTAGCAGGAGGGATGAATGGGCTGAAAGCCCCAGCAGTCTTAGGATTGGGTGTGAAGGTATCTCTGTCTAAATCCTCGATACCATACATACTGATATTGGTATTGGTATCCTTATCATGTCTAGAAATCCCATCATGTCTTAGTTCCGTATCCAAAATAGGGTTTCTCCCCCTACCACCCAATTTCCACGCATCCGTCCATCGTGCGGCTCTACCCTCCAAATGACCTTTGGAATGCTCTTTGTACAGGGCTTTTTCTTCAGGGGTTAAATCTACGGCTTCGGGGCCAAGTACACCACCAGTCAAATCCTCATTACGAATATCAAAACCCTGTTGATTAAGAGTACTGCGTTTACTAGCAGATTCTAATATTTGTTGCATCAGATTTTCATCTGTCAAAACCCCATTATGGTGTTTACCCAAATAGGGGTGTTCTCCTACATTGATTGGCTTTCCATTAGAATCATACCCCATAGCCAAAAGGATTGCTTCACGAGGTATCCTATTTTTCCCATGAGAAGAAGTTCTTATCGCTTCTTTCAAACGATTATTCTTTTTGATGTTCTTCAACATATCAGAAGTCAAATAAGGAATACCTTGGAAAGAATCTACATCTTCACCAGTAACCTCATCTTTCCAACTTTTACCATCCCAAGGTTTAGGTTCCCCTTTAGCATCCATTTCGTACTTCTTCTCATGCCCAAGAGTCTTCCTCAAATTATCAGTTATGGTATCTTGTAAAGAAGTAAGTGTTATTGGTTTCCCATCAGGGAAAACCTCTTTCTCTTCATCATCTAAATCCTCTACAGATGTCTTATGATGGTGAATAGATGTACCGCGTTTGTGATGATAATTACCATCTTCGTCAAATCCAGAATTATGCAACATATCATTCAAAGCATAATGCTGATGTGTCTCTTCTGATACAGTATCCTCTTCTACAAGAGGTAGCATGGTGGGGATATTCTGCACCACACTCCTACCAGAGTGATGAGCAGCGGGAGCGTACCGAGCCCTTATGTTGTCAATTATCCTACCAGCGCTTAGAATATCCCCATCTGGTAGCACTATTTCTTGTGAGTCTTGTGAATGCAAACCCTTGTCTTCTATATGACTTCTCACTAAACTGCGTTCTTTGGGAGTAAGCCACTCTAATCCTAGGAAATACCCATCATCACCAAGAAAATGGTCGTGTTGGGCCTTTGGTTTTTCCTTAACATCTTCCCAACCACCCTCCATAGCCATGAGTTCTTCAAGAGTAGGTTCATCCCCTCTTTCATATTGTACATCATCGCTCTCCCATCTATCTGCACGGTCCTCAAAATGAGTCCTTCTCAATTCGTAATCCACCCTTTCAGGAGAATCAGGATATTTTTCTTCTAAATCCAATCTCTTAGATTTTGCACTACCACTCTTTCCCCATCTATCATAATCTCTTTCATACAACTGATGTTGATGTTGTAAAGTAGCCCCTTTCAATCCTTTCAAGGGTGCTCTGAAAGGCCATTCTCTCTCATCAATATCTTCATCCTTTATTCCATGATAATTGACGCTTCCCTTCTTCCTAAGATGCTCTTGTTCTAATTTGTCCCTTTCCATTTCCTCTTGCATCTCAGAAAGCGTACCCGGATTACGAGGAAGGAAGTTTCTCCTTATCATCTCAATCATTTCAGGACGACCAGTAATGGCGTTTTGAAATCTAAGAGGATTATGAATATCATGCAGGGGGAACTCATGGGCCTTACCAAAATGCTCATCAGGTAATGGTTCAACTGAATGTTTGTAAGAATGAGAATTAGCAATACGCTGGGCTATCTTATCCCTGTCTTCTTCAGGTTTTTCACCACTACCTGTAACCAAATTACGAACTCTACCAACCCAAGGATGGTCTACCAAATGACCGGGAAATCTCCTAGCAAGTTCTCTCAATGTCATTTTCTCGGCTTCTGAGCCAGAGGCGACATTAAGATTGGCCTTTAGAATCTCATAAGAGAAGGAATCACAGGTTCTCTCTCTCCAAGTAATATCCGGTTCAAAACCATAAGCAAACAAGTTATCTTTAGCAATCAGATAATTACCTACGCTCAGGTCAACATCTAAACCATCAAATATTGACTTGAGAAGATTATCTCTTTCTCTTATGAAGACAGCAGGGGCGTCTTCTCGCACACTGACCCCACCTCAAATGTCGCTTCCAGATTCGCCAGCATCATCCAAGTGACCAGTATTCAAGTCATGTGTGTTTAGTCTAGTAGACAGAGTTTCAAGATTTACAGAACTACTAGAAGAGCCTTTGTTAGCCACATCTTCTGACTCTATCAAATGATTATTAGTATGATAATGAGCGTTTCTAGTACGACCACCAGATTCAGATTCAAAGGAAATATCATGTGGTGTAGTTTCAAATGCAACTGAATAATTAGGTTGAGCCTTCTCTATATCATCCAATCTCTTTGCCAAACTTTCCGCCTTTACCAAAAGGTCTTCCATATCCTTTCCATATTCCTCAAATATCGGTCTTCCTACCATTAATACAACTCCTTAATTCATCTACTTCTTTGTGTTATTTCTCTGTGTTGGTCTGCCATGTCATGTATCTCTTCCCAAGACATACCATGTATATCCTCATTACTGAAAGATTCCAAATCGCCGGAAGAATCACCCTTCAACAACTCATCACCACGAAACGGGTCTGTTTTCAAATCTTCAGCAAATGGAGTACGAGTAGGAATAAAACCTGCTTTCTTCATCAAATGCTCAGGATTACTTATCATCTTTTTCAATTGTTGATTTTCAATCAATATCAACTGAATATCCTTATCCATACTCTCCATCTTAGTAATGAGAGTATCCATAAGTTGAGCAGGTATATCACTCATCTCTAGGTCCACCAAAAGTCTTAGTTTGCCTATACATTTGCTTACCAGTACGAGCAGGTATCACAAGACCGGGCAAAACACGGTCTCTTTGAGAAGTATCAAACTTGGTTCCTCTCTCATTGTACTTGACAACTGGAACACCGCCCACAAATTCATTCAGACCAAGCAAATCCTGTTCCTCTGCTTTTTCAACACTAGTAGAAAGGTCACCATGTAGATATTCAGCGAATTTCAAAACTTCCACCAAATGCTCTTTTGCATTCTCTGCATTACCATCTTCCAAAGCCTTAGTGAAGGCTTCTGTATGCATATTCATCTTCCTCGCCATCGGGTCCATCTTACTCAGGTCCATATGATATCATTACTCCGAAGTACTGTTATGTTAATTACACTTATGCTCCACGCAATCTTCTAGAATCCATCTTAGCCCTACTTACTTTCTGTGCTAATGAAGGGTCTACGCCCCTTTGTTGAACACTAGAAAACGGACTTCCCATACCCATAGAGGTACGATTTTGCGGAGATGCTGGTCCACTTGGAGTTCTTATTCCTACACCTTCACCACCGGGCTGTGACGGAGGCATCAAATTAGGTGGAACTGCATTATTCATAGTATGCCCACCCATCACAGCACCACCCATTGGGTGTCCCATTGGATGACCGGGCATCATTCCTCCGGGGGGCATCATTCCTCCGGGCATCATTCCTCCGGGGGGCATCATTCCTCCACCCGGTGGAGGCATCATTCCGGGGGGTGGGCTTCCGGGCGGCGCTGGGGGCAACTCTCGGTAAGTGAATCTGATATCCCTTTCACCTTCTTCCATTAATTCAGGTTTGTAACCAAGCATAGACATACGCTGTGCAAGGTTAACTTCCATTTCATCACGCCGTAGTCGAGTGATTTCATCTTCTTCCTCATTGGGATAAAGAGTCAATTTCCAATCAAACACATTCATTTCCCTCAACATACGAGGGAATAACACATCTGTGTAAATTTTCTGACCAAACTCGACTGCACGATTGGTAACCAAAATTTGCATACCCTCATTATTCAAACCTCCACTCTTGCCGGTGTCCATCATGAAAACACTAGACACACCATAGAAAGCAGCAATACGATTCCTTATCTCGTCACGCACGGCTATGTATTGCATTTCCTCTAATGTATCCATGAACTTGACCCAACTCACACCACCTCTTCCAGTCTGACTCTCAATACCGACTTTTGGAATATAATGCGGGTCGCGCTCCATTTTCTCGTCCACTGTTTTCCAAAACGACTTCATTGACTCAAGATTATCAGTAGTGACCGATATTATTCCCTTCGGGCTTCTTCTCTTCTGATAAGATGTATACATGTAATTATCCATGGCTGTGAGGGTCATTGCTTGACGCCAGATAGTATTCACAGCACTTCTACCATAGAGTCTGGAAGGATTATACTTGCTGAGATGTATAACTTCACCTTCAAGGTAGTACTGTGTTTTACCACTACCAGCCATATTCACATAATGAACATCTTCCATATCGGACCTACAAACCTGACATGGTTCATCTTGCCCCGGAAAAGAAATCTGGTCTCTGTGCAATCTGCAAACTTTGTATCGCCCACCTCTGACCCCTCTCTTATCAGAAACAATACGCATGAATACCGGGTCACCTCGTACTAATTCCTTCACCCTATAGAAAGCAGGAGCATTAGTATCAGGGTCAATATAGTACTCTTTGATTATGAGAAGGAAAGCGTCATCAACAATATTCAAATCTCTTTCAATTTCATGAAGAATCTGTATGAAACTCTGTTCCATGGAGTTCTCTTGCTTCAAAAGCCATCTAGCGTACAATAATTCATCAGGGTCAGGGTCTCTAACATCGTAATTACACATTGGGCACTTATCTACATTATGTTGAAACTCTTCTTCGCATTCATCACATTTCTTCATAAACTGCTTTTCCCAGTAATACCCTCTTCTGAATATCTCTTGTCCTAACTTCGCAATCACAGTTCGTAGAATCAAGTTCTCATGTGCTACTGCGAAAAGAGCAGGTAGAGTGATACCTTGTGCTAGAACAGGTTCCTGTATACCTGTTGTATGCAAAGGCATTTGCGGTTCTGGTGTTGTACGCTTTTTGAACGGATTCAAACTTGAAAGAAAATCCGTAATTTTGCTTCCACCTTCCGCCATCACAACCCCTCCGACCATTTAGCGACGCTATCCATATCTACGCCCCACTCTTGCAACAATGATGAAGATTTCTCTGTATCATCTCTCCAGTTCTCAAACCTCACAACCCTTTTCAATTCCAATTTTCTCAAGGAATCAGGTTCATCTATGAAAGCGAGAACGGCCTTAGCCTGTAGATTTTTCATCTTCAAATGGGGTAAAATACCATCTAATAATTTCCTAATATCGGCTTTGGAATAAAATTGTAAACGATGTTGGCTTCGTTTGCTATTCTTATACACTTTCTGATTTAACTGAAGGACACCACAACCCAATGTCTTGTACAACTCTTCACAATGTGCCTTACCACGAGTCCCAGTTGCTATGAAACCAGCACGAGGCTCACCTCTTTCTGTAATAGTGATATAACCATCTGCATCTAAGAAACCAGCAGCATAAGGCCAAGGATTCTTAATGATAAGACCTGAATTACTCATTTTCACAAAAGTACCTTTATCTGGTCCTTGTATGATATCTAACTCTTCACCATACATAGAAAGAAGTTTACTTAATTTTGCGGTACTCATACTTTTGTAGAGAACCCCTTCTTCTTGCATTACCTCTTGTAAGTTTCTAGATGTACTAGGCCCAGATTGTAACAACAAAGAACATTTCTCTAAGGTATCTCTTTCTTTTGAGGATAATTTGTCTATCTGGTGTAACGCCGATTTCCACATCTTACGAGCATCGCTTCTCTCTTGCATCGCTTTAGCCCAAGCGCCCTCTTCTTCAATACCCCAAACATGTTCATATTCATCCAAAGTCTTGAGAGAATTTTCTGCTTTGCCCCATAAATTACAAGCCTGAATCAAACCTACTTCCCTGATATTACCGAACTTCCTCAACGATTTTAAGTTCTTATCGCTTAAACCCAGACCATGAATAGCACCAACCCTATCATGAGTCCAATCAAACATACTCAATGTACTATCCACTTCTAGACTTTTAATAGCCCTTACATCAGAAATGATATTGTCTATTTCTGTTTTCTCCCCCTTGTTATAACGGCGGGCCTTTCTTAATCGCCTCACAAAAGTAGACGCTGTACAACCTAAGTTACTTTCAAACCAACCATCACCATTACTAGCGAAAACTCCTTTCTCAAATAGAAAGGTATCAGTAACTACTTCTGGTTCTTCGTCTTTAACAATCTCATCATAATCGTCTTCCAACAAAGCACTTCCCCACATAGATAACACCTAAGTCCACAATGTTGTGTTCTCATTCCCTTCTTTCACATATGTTCCATTCATCTTATCCACCACTAAGGAATAAACCAAATATCGTCTTCTGTAGGTTTAGGCTTACCTGAAACCCATGAATCGAAACCCGGCATATAATCATCGAGTAGAACAACACTACCTTTGAATTCCTTTGAGGCCCAATTAGCAAGAGCGATACTCATCGCTAAGTCATCATGAGTACCAACACTCTCCAACTTACCACTCTTCTGCATACCAAACCTATGCAATTCGGTTTCTAATTTATGAGTGTAAACCCTGCTTTGCTCATTACCATAAGGAAGTTTAATCATACCTTGTTCAAAAGCAAGTAAAAGGCTCATGAACAAACTCTCTTTCTTGGTCCGAGTAGTCATGAAAGTGCGTATTGGTATATCTGCCCTCAATTCCCTCATCTCCTGCTCAAGCATACGCTGGAAATTGTTACCCTCAAGTTCAATGAGTTCTGGTTGAAAGCGATTATTCAATAAAATCATCATTCGCTTTTGAGCCACAGAAGACATTCCCCTCTCATGAACACAATGAATAATCTGCTTGATACCGTCATCTGGTAGTAATCTCATAACGGTCATAGCAGTAAAATCGGCATTCTTGTCACTAGATATCGCAGGGTCATGACCAATGAAATGCTGACCGAATACACCATCTGGCTCTCCTTCCTCATTGTAGTTGGTCTCTGCTCTGTCAAGAAGAATAAGGTCAGTATCCCTAGCCGTTTCAAGAAGAGTCATCGGGAACATACTGGCTACATCGTGAATAGGCTCACAAAGGTACTCTCGGCTGAATTGTATAGCGGGCATAGACATACGCCTCTGTTCCAATGCTTCCAAATCCCAACGCTCAGACCAAAGAGGAACCCCTTCTCCATCTATCGCAGGATATGTCTCAACCCTGAAAGTCTCCTTCTCTTCCAATTCCGCATAAAGGTCATTGTAACTGAAAGGGGTTCCAACCATCATCAGTTTCGCTGTATGGTGGAGAACAGGGAGAAGAACACCGTAGAACCAATCCGCCGTCCTCTGAAGTTCAGTCCCACTTGTACCCCACAGAATGTCATCACAAACTACGACATCAGGGTGGAAACCACGAGTAGCCCCACCGACTGACTTAGCCATGAGACGGGAGCCGTTGTTCATCTCAAAGTAAGACTTGGCCCAAGGCTTACCATCTGGAATCAAATCCTGCAATATCGGTGTGCTCTCTATGTTGTTCCTGATGAATCTCATGTGCTCAAGCGTCTGCTCAAGCGAGTGAGAGAAAATCATGATATGAGTACCGGGATTGAAAGCGGCAATCCAAAGCGCGTATGACATGAAAAAAACCGATTTACCATGGTCACGAGACGCCTTCACACAGTAATACTGCGATTCTGCTAATCCCTCATCCCAGTCTTCATGATGATGATTGTACAGGAAACCTAGGATATCCGTGAAGAAGAACTTGAATGACTTCTTCGACATCTCCTTGTCCATCTGATGAATGAACTCGGAAACCCCATCGGTTTTTCTATCCAACTTTAACCACCATATTCATCAAGCAATGTCTGGTGCATGTCGGGCGTATACTTAGGAGATGCAGTTGGAGATGCAGTTGGAGGGGTCGTGGTGTCTGCTCCGAAAGGATATCCTTGTTCTACATATTGTTGCATAATTTCCGTCCCAGACTTTGCACTTGGATTTTGAACTGTTTCTTCTATAGTCGGGTCTGGGGTCACATTTGTCAAATCTGGAGCCGAAGGAACTACTGTTTCAGGTGAAAGTGGCACTGGTGGCGCTGTGGTGTTTAGTAGTGTGTCTATCCCAGTAAGGGTAGAAGTCGGAACAGTAGTTGGAACCAAAGAAGTAAAACTAGTAGGTGGTGCTACAGTAGTTGGAACCAAAGAAGAAAAACTAGTAGGTGGTGGTGGTGGTGTTGGTTGGTGGTGGTGGTGGTGGAACGGGAAGAGGGGCATAGGGGTCTTTCGTATTTTCCCTTTCCATTCTACCTCTTCCAAGCCGAGCATGCATAGCAGCGGCTGGGGAGTCAAGGAAACTACTCGCGCCTAAGTGCGTAAGATAACCACGAGCAGCAGCATTATGCACCATACCAAGAACACTTTGACCGGGTTGTGCATTAGCAAGAGAATCTACTGCTGATAAACCACCCAACACCATACTTATAGCACGAGAATAGGGAATTCCTCTAGCCGCTAAATCTGCTATTTTCTTCTCTGTTTCAACAAGATGTTCTCCAGAAGGGTATTGCGGTTCCCATGATGACTTCCCATGACGGTCCTTTGGTCCCCACTTACCAGCCTCTGGGTCTCCAAACAAAGGAGTTGCACCCTGACTGAAATCAAAATCACCAATTTGCCTTTCCGCAACTTCTCTTGCTATTTTCGCTGGTGATTGACCTATACCCGTTGATTCTAATAGATTCGTTATCGCACTGGGGATATCTTTCTTGACATACACATTACCCATCTCAAGCCCCCCTGAAAGTCACTTTGACTGCCTTCACGACAACCGGAGAAAAGCCATACCTATTAGCGATGCGATGCCAGTCTCCTTTGGAAACGGCAATGCTCCGCACATCATGAGAAGTTATATCCAAACAATTCGCAAGGAACTTCACATCACTCTCACTAGAGACATCGAAAGCACCCTTTGGTATGTGCTTCAAAACCTCATCATCAACTACGGCGTCCTTGAGTTGCATGTCTTCCATCATCTTGATGATTCTGTTTTCCATATTGAAAACATCTTGACTCAGATTCAACTGAGTCTGCTGTGGGTCGGCAATCCCACTCTGAAATCTTCTTTCCAATGGACTTAACCTACCTTCCCCAACACTTCTACCCGGATTCATCAATTGATACAATTCTCTCACTTGCTCAGGAGTGGCATGCTCAAAAGACGCTCTTGCATCTACTAGATTAGGAGGTGTTGTAACTATTGGTGATGGTGGTACTCCTGCAGCGGACTCTGAAGAAGGGGATGCAGCAGGAGCACCAACCGTAAGAGGGGGAGGACGATGAATAGAAGTTGTGGTTGATGTTATTGGTGCTGGTGGTGGAAGCAAGGGGGCAGGGGCGGTGCTAGGAAGTGGTATTTCCCCTTCACCACCATTGTCATTAGGATATCTGAATTGCTCGATATGGTCAGGAAAACTCTGCCCATGAACATCTGCATGCAAAATAGGTTTTCCAAATTCATCTAATTTGGGCCTCCCCATTGGTTTATTCTCCGCCATAGGAGCAAGCGGGACTTCACCCAGCGTTCTTTTTGGCATATGCCCAAGACCGATAGCCATGACTTCGGCCATTTTCTCTGCCGTGTATCTATTCATACTCACATCAATAGGTTGGCCCATTGCGTCTACTGCTGGCCCAGCATCTTTCATCGCGCTGACATCTGGGTTGTCTTTGCTAGGACCATGCATCAACATACGAGCCCATATCCCAGTTACATTAGGTGCACCTTGCTTCGCCCTTTGATGAGAAACGAATTTATGACCCCCCGGTGTGATATTTGTCATCATGTCTTCATATGACAACTCTGCTGGAGAACCGGGTTCAAGACCCCCAAGCATCTCTCCTATCTGCTTACCGACGCCTTGGTTCATTCGTCCGAATAAGAAAGGATAAGCGCCACCAATATTAGAGACTTGACGCAACCATTCTTTCGTCGTCGTCGCATTGCTTAACGCTTCACCGACAGTCAATGGCTTACCAGCGAACATGAAAGCCGCTGAGTTAAGCACTTCAGGTGGTAGATTAGAAGCCATATTCATCATATCATCCACATTATGGTCAAGATTAGGCGCTCGGCCTTGCTTTATCTTCTCATGACTGAAGAACGAATCAGGCATATGATGTAGAATCTCATGTGGATGAACCTGTCCTTGTGGTGTTTCTTGAGGTGGTATACCCAAAGCATCCTCGTGCTGTTGGGCTAACCTACGGTTTATCCTAATATGATTAGGAGCAAGAAGCCCTTGACCAGTAGGAGCAATGAAACCTCTTCTATCTTTGAGATGAGAAGGTAAATCCTTCTCCCCACCCGCCATCTTATACCTGTCAAGTAAGCCAAGCACTCCCATGAACTCAAGCAAATGTGTATTGAAAGGTGTTCTGTAAGACTCCAAATGCCTGTCTGTGTGGTATGTACCACCCGGTTTGAATGAGTTTTCATTCATAGTCATAAGCGAGCCAAGGCTCCCATCTGCTTTCACAGGGCCTCTATTAGTCTGCTCTATCCCAGTAAGAGCCCTTTTCTTCCCAATAGAATCTAAACCTTGTTGGAAATTAGTAGAGACTAGTTTTCTCCATTCCATGCTATTCTCATCTGGGAGATGTTGTGATTCATCAGGATGGTCCTTGTTGTAAAGTTTGATAGCCATACCCACTACATCACTAGCAGATAATGTCTGACCCTGAAAAGGAACCTTACCATCAGGATACTTATCCTCGATAACATGACCTAGATGTTTTATCACCGCATCTATACCATGACGATACTCCTTGTCCTTTTCACCTGACCAATACATATCCCCATGAGGGCTTTTTTTCCACTCACCCGGAATTATCTTTCCCACACCATTCCATGTCTTACCACCTACCTCACTAGTACCACCAGTATGCGCCCAAGCAGGTAAATCAGGTTGTGAAGGGTCCAAGTCTATGGCTTCAGGTGGGGGAAAGAAATGCATGGCTTTTACGCCAGTATCGGGGTCATAGGAAAGAATGCCCTCTCCTTTCTTGATGTCATAGAATCTATGAAGACTTTTGATAATCATCATGCAGTTCTACCACCCTTCCCGCTAATGTATGATATAGGGTCTAACCCAAAAGTACGAGGCTCGTTAAGAGGGTCATCTGTAGCACCTTGATTCCTGTTAGTCTGCTTAGGCCCATTAGCAGGATGCTTGGGTAAACTACTACCTGCGCCGCCAGTATCCTTGTCTCCTTTTCCTTTTCTCTGCCGTTCCTTACGCTTTAACGCCCTTTTAGCGGCGTGAAGAAGTTGCCTCAGTTCAGTCATCTCGGAATAATTGAAAGGGCTTCTCTTGAGGATATCACTACCTTCTATCTTATCCTCGCTCATTTGTACTTCGCTTGAAGGGAGTGGGGTGGACATTGGCTGTCGCATTTGAGGCGTAACCCCGACAGAAGGAGGCGGCATCTGTGAACCCACAGAAGGTATAGAAGGAACAGGAGGGGCCCCAGTATTCCCAATGGGTGAAGAGCGATGAGGTATTAATCCGGGTTGAAGATTACCTATTCCTACTCCCGGCTTTCGTACTCCTATCGGATTAGCCGCTTGAGAGACACCGGGTAAAAGGGCTTGAAGCGTACCAGCACCAGTAGGACCAGCAGTATAGGAACGAGCACCATAACGAGGGGGAGTTGATGCTACAGTTCTGACATTACCCAACCTCTGTCTAGCCTCTTGCTGCCCACGATATTGTCTGTATCTCCTTGGGTCTTTCGACATAGGTTGCTTGGTTTTAATACCACGATGGGACATTTCAACAGCAAGAGGGGCTTGCATCAAACCAGTTTTCTTACCACTTTTGATACCTCGCATCCTAGCCTTGTATCGTCTTATGGTAGAACCAATACCACCACTCATACCACCCGGAGGCTTCTTGAAAGCGCCAGTAGATGGTCGCCATTTCCTTCGATGCTCTATATCCACCTTCTTCGCTTTCTTACCTTTAGGCTTCTTTTTCCCGCGATGCTCGACTCTAACGAATCCCGGCGCGTGCTCTTCTCTTTTGAGTAACAGAACCCCCACTTTCATTGGCTCGCCCATCGCAACCATTTCACCACGAGTCGCGCCCGGTCCCTTGGCCTGTGCAGCAAGACTAGTGAGATATCCACGAGTTCCAGCAGAACCAGTCTGCGCGTGTACCTCTCTATCAGCATCTATCTTCTCAGAATCATCAATTCCCTCAGATTTAGGGTTATAACCAGTTTCCCCTGTCATCTTATTTCCGACTTTAACTTTGATATGCTTCAGTTTCCCTCTTCGCTTATCTTCTGCTTCCTGCTTCCTCTGTTTTCTTTCGGTCTCAGAATCCACAAAACGAGGGTCACTAGGATTGTAACGGTCATCTCCATCGTTATTCCTGAACATCGTAGAAGACTCGCTTCTAGGACTGTATATGCGTACATCAGTACCTGTTCCCATTGTCCCCCCTGACATAATATCTACCTCGCATTCGCCCCTGCTATCGCTTCACCGGCTAAAACCAAAGTCTCAGCCAATTCTGAGTAAAACGCTTTGACCATAGGTGGATGAGAAAAACAATGAGCCATGCTTTCACATAATTTTTCAAACTCATCTAGTAAATGCGCTAAACTCGCTCTAGCAGGAAACACAACACTAGGCTCATCATCTTCAATCAGAGTCTTGAAACACTCTATGATATCTATGACTATTCCATTAGGAGGTAATATCGCACCGTGTAATTCATCCGCATAATGAGCGAATCTCTCACAAGCACAAGTACAGAAATCTAGAAAAATAGGCAACTGTTTATCTGAAACAGGGTCTTTCTGTTTCAACAAACGATAACCGGGATGGCTCATTTGCAATAAATCCATGACAGGTATAGATGACAAATTAATCCTCCACACTCTCTTGTAACTGTGTTCTTATCCTCTTCCAACTCTCAGGACTCTCCTTAGCCAGTTCTATTTTGAGAATATTAATCGTTTGATTAACTTGAGAAGGGTCAGTACTTGGTCCCCATTGTTCATTGAATCTCATCAAATCCTTAATGGATTCTCGTACCTCTTTATGCAAAGTAACCGCATCTCTCACAAAACCGTCTTCATGTACATTACCTTCAGAAAACAAAGTGTCCAACTTGTCATTCAATCTTTCCACATTTCCTCTGAGAACTCCCAATTCTTGTCCAACGCTAATTGCAACTTCAGTAATTGCCGAGCGTTGAACCAGCGGCTGAAAATGGTGTTTCATGTGATGATACACAGTATTCTCCGCTATTTCTAATTCTTGAGCAATTATTTCAGATTCAGAACCATCAGAAAAGAATCTCTCTTCAAATTCGGCTCTTTGAGGATGCGAACAAATCACACAACTAGGATTAGCAGCCATATGGTATTCACCCATATGATTTCGGAAATGTCGGTCTGCTGTATTTGCTCTCCAACTCATGTCTTTATCGAGTTGTCTTGCTGATATTTCACCATTCAAAAGAGCGACCTCAAAAACCTCTCTTTCCTCATGTTGACAGAAGGCGCAGGACCGTTTTGTGACCTGCTCGCGCTCGACCATTGAATGGCCTTAAAGCGGCATTGCCCATGAATGTTTTTCTTCACATTCTACTTATTCGGGTATAAACAGCACCAAGTAATGTAATTGAAAGCATTAATGCGACTAGGTAAACTGTGGCTTGTTCGGTATTCAAAGTAGCGCCCTTAAACAATAAAACCCCTAGTAAAATCAAAATCATACTCAGTATTTGCACCATCACCATGTCAGCAATTACATTTCTCTTTGGAGCCATCATATCTAGACCCATTACAGCCATCGGTCTAGGCATACCTATGTTCGGTGTATTCATCATCTAAACTCTCCCTCCGTATATCAAACCCCTAGCAGCGTTTCCTAGCCCACTTCCAAGATTCTGAAGCATACCGGGGTCTGCTAAAGCCGTGTTTAACGCACCTTGCAACATACTTTGGTCTGCTAAAGCCATGATTTGTTGCCTTTGTGTTTCAGCGGCCTGTATATTGGCATTGCAATTATTCTGAAGGGCACTCAACTGCGAAATCACATTCTCAGCACTGAGAGTTTGCAATTCAGTAGGTAACGATGTTATGTCAAGTGCGAAGATATCATTGTCCTCATCGAAGTTAAACTTACAATTCTTTAGCACATTCAAAGTTGAGTAAGTTATTAAAGCACTCAGCATCTCCACGAATACCGGCATATTCTGACTGACGATGAATCGGTCTATAGGAGCCAAAGTACTCAACATAGATGCAAGGATTTCCGTATCACTAGGTGGGGCTATAGGCGCTCCAGCATATTGCCCGTATTGGTCACCATATCCTGCTCCACCTGCCATCCCAGCCATGAAAGGATTCATTTGTGGTATCATAGGTTGTTGCATTGGATACCCAGTAGAAACTGTTTGAGCAAAAGAAGGAGCGCCAGTTGCACTCAAATTAAGTGAGCCATATTGTGCGGGATTCTGATTTAGTCCTAATGTCATTGTACTACCTCATTATTTTCTGGTGTAACAGGGGGGGCCATCACTACTTGAGAAGGCTGTGTCATTATAGGCGGAACGGTACTAGGTTGAATAACCTGTTGCGCCAAAACATCTTGAAATGACTGAGTAGGTTGGTTAATCTCATTCAATTCCTTTTGGAACATTCTCAAATCAAAAACAATCATTGTGACATCGTTCAAACCCGTTTCTGGGTTCTTGTAATGCATCAGAGAAATACCACTAGTTTTCTTTGAGTCTATTTGTAATTGGTCGAAAAAGGGTTCATATTTTGTTAACATCTCTGGCATATGCTGTTGATTATCCCCAATCAAAGTACTAACAGGGACAGTAACAATACTAACCCCTTTCTTCACCTTATCCCTGAATCTACTAGGCATCATCTCTTCTTCTCTCTCTTCTTGCTCTTCCCATGTACACAATAGATGATAGAGATGTAAATGTTCAGGGCAATAAGTCGCCTTGATAGGATGACCACTAGTTACACCAGTATGAGCCACAAACGCTTCGGGCTCATGAGTAACAGGATTCTGCCAATATAATTCCCAAAGACTTACTCCAGTTTCCTCATCAGATATACGAGCATAGAGATTATCATACTGTATGAGTTCTTTCACATTACACCCATCCACGCAACAAGTACCACTATCCTTAGCATAACGATAAGTACTCCCAATCCACCTACGAGGGTCAAATAAAGAACGCTTTGTGGGTTTCAACAACCTGTATGCCTGTTTTATATCATATTTTCTCGCTTTTCTTGGGTCAGGATGGCGTGAAGGGTAAAAATTGACTTTGGGCACTTCGATATTCTTCTCTACTCCCATTTGCTGCATTTGCTGTTGTGCCGACGCTTGTTCCATAAGAGCAGCGTGTGTGAACTGTGGATTCCCCTGTTGTGCTAGGGCCATCAAAGTGGCTTCACTAACTTGAGCAAGATTAGGTTGAGGCGTTTGTGGTCCAAACGGATTACTCATCACGAGAACTCACCTCTTCAGACGGCGGGAAGACACCGATATACATTGAGTTTCCGTCTAATTTAACTTTCCAAACCAACTTATTACCGGCTTTCAAACCAAACTGGTCTACAATCCAAAGAGGAACTGTAGTTCTTAAGGAGTTACTTTGCCCACCTGTAGAAACCAAAGTGGTCTTACTCAAAGCAGAAGTCATGTATATCGGAAAGGTTGTTGCTTCAAAAGGCTATTGGCGAGGTCAATCACATGGTCAATAAGTCTAACATAGTAATTTCTACATTCCATCCTATCCTAGTAGCCATGAAACTTCTACGAGTAGGTATACCTGCTTTCTGTAATCTAATCAAATCGTCTCTAAATGGGTCAAACACCTTATGTTCTCCAATTCTACCCTGTTGCCAAAGCACTACCGCGTCTTGGTCAAAGAAACGGTCTGCCTTATTCGCAACTAACATAATTAGACGGGGACGAAATTTCTTCCCTCGCCAACGACTCAATAATGTTCGATAACGATAACTCCTGTTTACTACAGAATCAACAAAGAAACGAAAACCAGCCACTTGGTCTAAAGCGTCTTTACCACCTTTGAAAGCACGGTCATCAAACATGAAAATAACCATTTCCACTTGACGAGCCACCATATCATCAATCCAAAGATTCCAAAATTGCTCTTGCCCTCCTATATCAGCAGAATATACAACTCGTTTTTCCCCTTTCCAACTGATTCTCTTACGAGTCGGTTTTGGAAGCATATAACGAGTAATCAGTTTGAAATGTTCAGTTCGTTCGTCTTCCGCTATTTCTTCCATTTCACCCGGAGTCGTCATATACCTATCAAGAGTGGTCTTACCGACCATAGTAGAACCATAGATACCCACTTTTCTTGGTTTCCAAGAGTTATAAAGCGATTTGCCCCAAAGGGCCACGCCTATCAGTACGCTGCCCCCACCAACCATGAGGCATCAACTTACAGAATCTAATACCCAATTGCCAAATTTCTCTATTTCACCATAGAACCATTCAACAGTTAATTCCCAAAGATTCCAATCTGAATTAGCCTCTGCAGCAGAAATTGCCAAAGCCACAACGAAAGCGACTATTACCGTTCTTATCCAACCAATACCCCATTCATAGGTATTGTCTACAGTATTAGCAAGATGCATCGCTCTGAGAGTTTCCTCTACAGAATCGTCTCTCGGAGTTTTGAATATTCTATACTTAGCCATCAAACCCCGCCAGTACCAGTCTTGTATCTAAGGTCTGGGGTTCCGTCTTTTTTAAGTGGTAATGATGCTAATTCGGGCGGTACTGGTGGAGCACGCCCATCAATAATACCCAAATTCAACGGAGTTTCAGTATCAGCCTCGTGAACAGGCATACCCGGATTGAAGGTATTATGCAAATCTGCACTTACTAGATTTTGACCACGAATGTACTGTGGCGGCACAGCCCCCGGATTCTGCTCCATCCATCGCAGTTCCTTCTCCAATTCGGCTTCTGCTCTACGCATTTCCAAATCTACTCTTCTTTGGTCAAAGGTAGCGTGCATATCTTGAAATTGCATCTGTTGCTGCCTTTGAAAATTAGAAACCCTCACTTTCTGCTGTAGATTATGTTCAAAGAACATCTTGAAGATGTAGTAAGCAAGACCCTGAACTGCGAATGCCGCCATTGCATATGTGACCCCATTCACCCAATGGTCAGCATTTGTTAACCACAATCCTGAATCAAACACACCCACAGCGACCCCTATTAAGGCAGACTGACTCAAAATAAGTCCCATCAACCTAATTTCTGCATCAGATTCTTGCCCCCTATGACTTGGCATGTATTGACCTCTATTGGGGGCACTATGGGGGTCATCATAAAGGTTGCGTGTATCATCTGTCCAAATGTCTTATATCTTATCTATACAAAAGATATACACTTATCTTATCTCTAGATAGGACATTAGATTCATCGGACACGAACTCTTCTGAGCGTACCTCTGTTCTTGAAGTGCCTAGCACGATTAGCATGTTGTCCCTCTAATGATAGTTTATTTCCCTGAGTATGGCTTATATCCATTTGATTACCACTCCCATAGATACCACGCCTTCTTCGCTCTTGGTTAAGTTGCTCTCTGTACTTCACTCTCTTAGGATTCGATTCATAATTGGTATCGTACTCCAACTTATGTCTGATAGCGGCTGGACTCACTCTTTCCTTGAGCAACTGGTAGGCTATATCCATTGGTTCACTGAGCAACAACTCCTGTTCTTCTGGAAGAAGCCAGTCATCAATAGTAATATCATCAGGGGTGGTAATTCTACCCTCTGGGGGTTTACTCAATTCTTGAATATCACCGGGATTCAATGGTGGGTATATCCCCGGTACATTCCGTCGCACCTCATCTATTTCATCCCTTCTCAATCCGAGTTCATCCGTGATATCTCTATACTCTTGACTCCCATGTTCATCACTCATAGAAGGTAAACCCTCTCCAGCATCGAATGCGTCTACCTGCAAGGGCTTCATACCAGTCATCTCTGCCATAAAATTAGTCATATCAAGATGCCTGTTCCTCTCATCACCCAATGCCCCTCTGTTACGATAAGCATCAACTATCGCACTCAACACATCTGTGGGTAACATGGCTGGAGTTACTCTCCCCTCAAATCCCCTGCCTTCTTGGGTAAAAGGGTCAAATACCTCTTCCCCATGATAAATAGGGTCATGCAATACTGGCTCAGGTACAGGATACCCATGCTCATCTACTGTTTGACTATTACTCAACGAAGTCCAAGGATACTCCCTTTCTCTAGATGCCTCTTCCGACCCACCCAGCGCTTCGATTAGATTAGCGAAAGGCTCTCTTCTATCCCCACCGTCATCAAACGGAATTCCGCTATGACCAACTACGGGTGGCTTTCCTTTCTTAATACCGATTCGGAAAGACACACCGCGTCACTTCCTCAAGAAACCCATAGCCAAATCCATAGGAGTACTAGTATCTTCAGCATTGAGAATATTACTTCTATCTCTGCTTGGGCGTGCTTGCATCTGATTTATGAAATCGTATAGATTCGACTCGTCTATATCTGGAGTTTCATTAACATAGTCTTCACCAACCATCGCTTGTGTAGTGGGGTTGGACTGTATCCTATCGAGTATCATCTGAGCGTGTGCACGCCTCTCTGGGTCATCACTCTCTAGATTCTCTCTGACGAATCTCATCTCTTGCTCACTTGGAAGAGCCATATCATTAGTCAAAGCCTTCAATAATCTAAACGCCATATCCATTGGATTCCCTTGTCTAACGAGATTACCCCGATTCACCTGAGTCTCTAATCCCTCTTCAAGAGCACTTTCAGGAAGAAGACCTTCTTCAACTAACTGTTGCAATAAGGCACTGGCCTCTTCATCTTTGGAACGAGTACCTTCTAAATCTCGCAAACCTTGTCCTCGTCGCTCGTCTATATCCCGTTGTTCACGCATCTCACCAATTCCGGGGGCGCGATGACTATTATCCCCATCATATTCCTCTTCGTCTTGAGTTCTTGTTAACCAATCAGCGGCCATTGGTTCGGGGTCAAGAGGTTTACCTAGATTCCTAGGTTTTCTTATTTGACCAGTAATAGCCTCTTCATGAGGCCATTGACTAATATCAATAGGGGCATCATTCGCTGATGCATATCTAGCCTTCAATAATCTAAACGCTATTCCCATTGGAGTACCCCTTCGTATATCATCATCTCTTACAGCAGATGGATTAACAATGGTTTCTACTCCTTCACTCCCTCCAGCATCAGGAACTACATCATATGGGTCAGGCTCAATCAAGCCACATGTTTGACAAGTCAACTCTTCTGCTCCATCTGCTCCGGGTGCAGATTCCATTGCTAAACGCCCACCACACTCTGTACACCTTGTTTTCTGTTTCAACTGTGGCCCTTTTCCACCCATAGGTGGTCCTTGTGTGCCGGATATACCAGTCCCTCTTGCTTTCTCAAGAAGTTCTTTGATGATACTACTAAGAATCGGAGTCATTCGACCCTTCAACTTTCCATCCCCATAACCTGCTTTCTTGGGCATATCAGGAGTCGCAGTATCTGTAGGTTTCTTTGGGCTGTGCCCGATGCTTATCACAAGTGCTAATCCATTTTTCTTCTTACTCTTCATTTTGTCCACCTCTGAAATGCTGATTGAACCAATCTCCATGATTATGAGAGTACCAATCGTATACCTGTCCTACATGATGATTTTCCTCTTCCTCATGTTTGGCCTTGCTTTGTTTGGATTGGCCCTTATGATGGTCCCTGACTTGCTTGACCGCATCTTTCATCTTCTCATGCAAATCATCTTGTTGAAGAGGATTCATTTGAGCAGAATCAGTAGGTTGGGTGGCTTGTTTCAAAACCATCCAAGCAGCATCCATTGCGTTCATTGCTGTGACCTCCTTAATCCTAGAAGATTCAATATCGCGTTTATACCTTCCTTTCCTCTCGTACCTACTGGCTTCTTCGGTGGGAATAATCTTCTGAATACATTTTGTTCAGCGTCTTCGCCCTCCTGTTTAGCATCATCAGAAGCGCCCTCCTGTACATCTTTATCATCTAAATCTGCCATATGGTCCCAGAACGGGTCATCATCATCAGGGAATTTGTTTCTTCTCGCATGTAGTTCAGGGTCTTCATTCATCAACGCCTCTTCAGTTTCAGGTTCATCGTACCATGCTTTTTTGAGTGCATCCCATGCCTCGCTAAACGCCCCGTCCATTGTCATAATCATTGGAGCAGGACTACCCGCGCCCCCACAGCGAGGGCATCTCTCACCACCTTGATATCTCTCACCACATTGCTCACATTCCATGAACTGGTTTGAATGTGGCATCTCATCTTCTCCTTGTCACTCTTACTAATCCAGTTTGTCTACGAAATTGTGGTCTTATGTTACCTCTCGCTAAGTTTCGTGCATACTTGAGTCTGGTCTTCTTATTCTTCACTTTCCGCGCTAATCTCTGTACCTTCGCTTGCGCTAATCTCTTGGGTCGGTCTTGTATGTAACTTCTGCCTTTTCGTACCAAAATTTCAGGCACAGCATAACCTCTCCAATATATGCGTATAAAGCGACACTATTTTGATGTAGCGCACGCTGGGGGTATTATGAGTGGAGCCGTTAACCAGATTCTTGTTTTCAAATCACGGCCTCATAAAAGCGGTAAGGTTCTAGTGAAAAAACTGGGTATTCTTGATGCCGCCCTACTTGGTCTCGCCCCATTCACAGGAGGGGCGTCTGCGGGATTTCTCACAGCACTAAGAGGGGGGCAAGCGCTTAGGTCGGCTAAGAAACTAGGCGGTTTGAAAACAGCACAAACAGGTGCTCAAGCCGGATTAACTACCGCAGAAGCCGCACCTATAGCAAGTGCACGAGGGATGGCTATAGGAGAAGCAGAGCAGAAACTAATAGATGCTGGTGGAGAAAGCGGAGTAGAACTACTTCAAAGAAATGCGCTAAGAAATCAAATGATGAGTGGTCAAGGTAAAATCCCAGATAGATTAGTAGAACAGGCTAACCGTGCAAATACAACAAGAATGGGTGCAATTAACACGGCACAGGCAAATGTGAGTAACCTAGGAAATCAAGTCGGCGTTTTAGAAGCCCAAGTACCAGCACAACAGAAAGCAGCACGAGATGCTGCTATCGTAACTGGAACAACTGGTATGGGTCATGGTGGTGCTAACGCAGCAGCCCAAGTAGAAGAAGCACGCAAATTACAAGAACGCGCTGCTGGGGCGGCTATGGGAACAACCGGCAGTACTCAGATGGGAAGCCCAAACGCCTCCCCAACGGGCTAATCCATACCAAGTAATTCGGTATAGAGGATTTCGGCCTCTTCCTGCAAACCTATGTCTCCACTGTTCATCATTTTGACGATTTGTAGGTTGACAAACTGCCTTTCCTTAAGAGTCAAAGAATTACCATTCTGACGGGATTTCAACAACACCCATGCTTCATGGAACGCACTCATCAGTAGTAATCCCAATGTTCCTTTATAAATAAGCCTTTGGAAATGGCGTTTAATCTTATCTAACCACATCTCCCGGTCTTACTTTGGGTTCATTGAGGAATTTGTCCCACGGTTTTGATTGAGAAGATGGGTCACGAAACGGACGCTCTTTATCAGCAAAGAACTTCGTCGGGTCATCTATTCGTAACTGATTTTCAAGTTCTTCAGCCCGTTCTTGGTGTTGCCCGACTCGTTTCTTCTGAGCAAGTAGTTTCTTCATCTCTGCTCTCATTATCGCTTGTTGTTCTGGACTGTAATTTCGTATATCTGCGAAATCAGAAGCACTTCTCCCTTGATTGTAGAAATCAGAAGCAGCCGACATGTGTTCATCATCATCCCACTCAGGTGATAAAGCCTGAGAAATAGGCACACCAAATCTCTCAATAGCGCTTTGTCTAATTTTATCCGGCCACGCTAAAGCATTCTTAACACCGACGAAACGCCGTGCTTGCTCGGTATCACCAGCATTTTCCAAGGCTTCAATCTCTTCATCATAAGTGTTTATCGGGGCAGGGTTGAGAGCACTCCAAGGAGGTTGTTCTAAACCATATCTTTCCCAATCTTCTTCTTTGAGGAACTGGAAGGCTATGTCCATTGGTTCGCCTGTTCTCACATTAAATCTTCTGCGTTTGGACTGTGCTACTAATTGTTTGAATGCCCTCTTTGAAAGCCCATGATTGTTAATTACCTTATCCACCCTTAGATTCTTTGCTTTGAAGGGTTGTGGTTCATTTGGATGCAATTCAGACCTACGAAGCATAACCGTTTTTAACTTAGGGCGTAGTTTATT